ATCCTAAATTGTCCAAGGACCATAATCCTGGATCTGTTACTTGGTCAGTGTTAGCTGCTGGTGATCCCCATCCAGTAAAACCAGATGAATTAGTTACTGTTGCACCATTAGAATGAGTAGTAGCTGTTGATCCTCTAGCTCCTCTTCCTATACCCGTTAGTTTATTTCCAGAAATACCTGTATATGATATTTCTTCTGTTCCTATCGTAACATGGTTTGTACCTGTAGACGGAAATCCTGTTGTATTCGTCAATGTAATTTCTGTAGCAGAACCATTGTTTCCGCCTGATGTAGCACTGATTGCTCCGTTTAAAGTATTTGTAATTGAACCCAATAAATTACCACCCCATAATGCAATACCCCAACCAAAAGATCCTATCTGTTCAGCTGGACCCACATGATAATATTGATAGTATTTAACACTACCTGATGTAGTTGCACCAGAACCGGTCTCATTACTATCCATAGTAATAGTTAAAGTTGTAGGGGTTGGTACACTTGTTACCATATATTTTATGTCATCAAAATCTGCAGCACTATAATTAGAATTAGTTGCAGCTGAAAAATCACTAAATGTAATAATGTCTCCTGCCACAAACGTATGTGTTCCTGGAAAAGTAATAGTGACTGTTGGAGATCCATTGGTAGTGGTAAAACAATTAGATAAAGTTGTACCTGATGGATTAACTAGTGGGTGTATATCATAATATACTCCACCAGAATATACATATAAAATTCTGTTTGTGCCTATTGCTGCAAATTTAGTAGATGCTTTATTTACAAAATGATGTAATCCTCTTGCAACTCCTGTAAGTTTTGATTCACCTAGTTGTTGCCAACCACCTATCTTCTCAGGTGTACCATATCTAAAACGTACATTTTCTCCATCTATCCATTGAGACTCTGCACCTGTTGATGTGACTTGTTTATTGAACCCTGGTAAAAAACCTAATTTTTGTAACATATAACTCCATTTATGTATTCCTTATTGGTGGAATACCTAACATCGGCCTTCTGTCGAACCTGTTCTTTTCAGCAAAAGGACCATTTACATGGTTATAATGAAGAAACACTTGTCCGCAAGTAGTTCCTTCAAAAGGTTCTCTCCAATGCTCTAATTCACATCCACTATATACCAGCATATCGCCTACTTCAAGCAGGACTTTTGTGCCTTTTGGAGCGTCGGGTTTATGTATTTTTTTGTATTCATCTATAACAGAATTAGCACCTGTGCCATCTATAAAAATAGGCCAAGGATCACCACCTAAATGTACAGTAGTAGATATCTCACAACTAGGTCTATCTTTATGTCTTTTTAATTCATCGCCGTGTTTATATAATCTAGCGTAGGAATAAGTAGGACATAGCTCTAAGCCGGTTTCTTTTTGCATTACTGGTAATACTTTAACAAGTAAAGTTTCCATTACATTATCAGCATAATGTGAGTATGTATTTGGAATCTGTTGATCAGTCCATGTACCAAACATACCGTTGTCATAAGTTATGTTATTGTCATACATAAATTTAACTGCATCTCGTTTAAGCAAGAAATAGTTAAATATAAAGTTAGCTAACTCATAGCTTACTGCACCTTTGATTACTTGATATTTATTGAAAGCCATCTTGTATAAAATTAAAACTTACTGATATCCTTATATTGTTAGACTCATTAGGTTCAACTGAATGCCATAACCAAGAAGGAAACATAATTATTCTATTTACTTTTGCATCTAAATGAACTTCTCTCCATAAATGTTCAGGAGGTTGTCCATTAATTCTTGCAGGCATATTAGATTGTATACCAGGTCTTGGATCATATAAAACTATTTTACCACAATTAGGTTCAGCTTGTACGTAATACACACCACTAAATAAACTGTTAGGATGTATATGAGGTTTATTATATCCACCTTTGTAATTTATATTAGCCCACATATTACCTAATCTTGGTTGTCTATCTAACCATTCTTGTTTAAATATTTCATGTTGCATTTTAAATAACTCATCTACTAAAGGTTTAAATTGTGGCATTTCATGCATATTGGTTTGACTATGCCAACCATTAACATTTGTTTTTTTAACACCTCCATCTTGTTTAGACCAAGCAACAATATCATTAGCTAGTTGTTGATTATTTAGTTTAACATCTTCAGCATGTATAAGTGTTGGGAAAAATCCTTGAGTTATCATCTAAACGGTTTACCTCCAAACCAACAAACTAAAGATTGTCTTATTCCTTTTCTTACGGGGTTAACTCTGTGATTTAAAAATGATGCAAATATAATTGCATGACCTTGTTTAAGTTCTGCAAATTTACCTGGTGCCATCAACTCTAAATCTCCACCTTCAAATTCTGATGGATCATTTAATAATAATGTCATTGATATTTTTCGCACCGGTGGTTCGTGTTCCATGTTCACATCACAATCCATATGCCAATCATAGAATCCACCTTCTGGATATTCTGTAAACTGTGCATTTTCTGATACCTGTATGTCACCAAAACCAAAATGATTTTCATTGGCTGTTTGTATAAAATTATTAAGGTCACGATACATGTGTCCCATTTCATTAAAAGGTATCCAAGATATTGTGGTTACTCTTTTCTTTGTATCCGTTCCACCTCCTGGTTTACCCATACCAACCTGTGCTTGTTGTGGAGGTTGTTTTCTTCCACACTCTATGATCTGTCTACATTGATCAGGTGTGAATAATGGTGTGGTAGTTTGAACTATCCAACTCTTCCATTTAGGTTCTTTGATGTGTCTGTTTTCGTACATTAACTTACTCCTCTATTTCTAATTGGGTCATACTGCACATCCATATTTGCAGCAAGTGTTCTTCTATATCCTGGTCCATTAAACGGATAAACGCAGTGTCTCATGTCATATGGAAAGATATAAAAATCTCGTTCTTTAATATCTGGTTGATAATCTACATTTGCAAAATGTCCATTAGCTGAACCCAGTATCTGAAGTTTACCATTTTGCGGCGACTCTGCTGCAGAGTATTCTACACCATAAGACTCAGGTAATTTTAAAATCATAACAGAGGATAGACCTGTAAACAATGATCCTTGGTGCACGTGCACTGGATTGTATTCATGTTCAAACATAGTATTAACCCACACAGAATTAAAATGTAAATCATATTGTCTGACTTTATTCCATTCTAAATAATGTCTAAACTTTTGTTCAAACCACTGTAACACATTATTAGGTAAATGATTATGTCTAGTCATCTTAGGACTATCTTCACCATTAAAAAATAAGCTATGTTCTTTTTCAATCTTACCAACTAATTGTTTATTAGCAGGTTTTAATTCAGGATACTTTGTTTCGTAAATATGATTAATTGTATTATATACATCCAAAGGCACTTGGTATTTTAATACCGACTGACCTAAAAATACAAAACTAAAATCTGATGTGTTCATATTTCTGTCTTATCCTTTCTGGAATTTTTTCAATATAAGGGTTGTATACTTTTCTTACAGGTCCATCAAATAGTTTATGCATATTACTACCAACTATTTTGTCATCATAAGATAAACCGTTTACATTTACTTGATCTAAATTATTAAACCTGTGATTAAAATAAGGCTCACCTATGAACTGATATATTTTTCTAAACTCTTGTTCTGGATTTGTAACTATGTCATCATACTTTACATAATGACAAATATCTTTATAGTTATATGAATTTTTTATAGCTTCTAAATCTTTTGCAACAGCACCATCTTTATTCATAATCATACTTAATTTTTCTTCATCGTTTTTACAATCATATCTATTAGGAAATGCATCAGGGTTTTCTGTGTACCACTGCATATAACTAGCTAGCACATCCATTAAATCTCTAAGTATCACTATACATTTAAAAGGTCGTTTAAAATGTTTTTGCATCAATTGAAAATTACCAGGTGTTGTTACAGGACCACGGTCAATGATTATACGTTGTGGCCAATCTTTATAGTAAGTATCATACACGGAATCTAATACATTATCTAAAGACTTATGATCTGGATAATTTTGAAACACATCTGTTTGTTTCAGTAAAAACAAATCTTTCATTATCTCTAATGTAATAGAGTTAGGTGTTGCAGCTATCTCAGGATTCTGATTCATAATACTTGCAAATAAAGTATTACCAGATCTAGGAAGTGCTACTAAAAAGAAAAGTTGTCTACTTGTCTTTGGCTCCGAGATCATTGGTCAATTGTTCTTTCTTGTTGTAAATCATTTCTCCTGATTTTTTAACTCTTTCGATAGTTTGTAATTGTCCAAGTACATTAAACACTTCTGGTTGACTTGAACCCGATGTTAATGTCTCTGCTTTATTTTTCATAATCTGATGATAAGAATCTAATTGGTGTCTGTTGACATCTTGAGTATCAAATGAACCGTCATCAAATTCTTTTTTAAGAGTTGACCATAATTTAATTTCTCTCATTCTGTCACGTGCTACTAATTGCATGTTAGCTAAACCATATCTAGCTTCATCTAAATCTATTTGATATTTCTCTAGTTTGTATTCATCAGTTTCAGACTCTACTTTTTTCTCTAACCATTTAACTTTTGCTTCATTACGTCTACAATCAAATGATAAACTCATTAAGTTTTCTAAGAATACGTTTTGTTCTCTAACACACTGCCAATACTTAGAAGCTTTTGTTGGATACTTTGCATCCTGTAACACAGACATTCTCATTTCTGTCTCTGTTCTAAATACTTGTTTCTTGGTCCATGTATCACGAAGCTCGGCTGTCATAGACTTAAACTCTTTGACGTCCTCTGGATCCAATAAATTATTTAAGCTTGGTGCTTCTTTTTCTATTAACGCATGTATGTTTCTTTTTTCTGTCATATTAATTCCTTTCGATTTCTTTATATATAACGTTTATTAACTAGTTGTCAATGTTTTAGCTGTAGCTACAGATGTTTCACCTGTAAATTCTTCTGTTGTATTCATATGCGCACTTGGTCCATTTCCACCACATACTAAACCTGCTGTATTTGGACTTTTAGAAAAACCAAATGTATTTTTTCCAGTAGTCATATTTACAGAAGTAACCCAAGATGTTCCATTGTAATAAAAATTATTTACAGCTTTAGGACCTGTTCCACCAGTTCCTGTTGGTTGATCTCCACCCATAAAATATGCTTCAGTTGCTGTGCCCCATGCTCCATGGTCATCCATACCAACTATTGAGTCAGCTTCGGAACTAAAAGAAGAACCGTCATAACTAAATGAAGTTACTGGTTGAGGACCTGGAGGAGCGTTTCCACCAGCCATAAATGTTGCTGTTTGAGTTCCAGCAGTTCTTAATAAACCTCTTACCGCTGGTAAAGAAGTTGGATTAGCTGTCCAACTTGATCCATTATAATTTTGTACATCAGCTGTTCTACCTGGACCTGATCCTATATAACCACCAAAAGCAACAGCAGCTGTTGAAGTTCCTGTTAAACCGTATTGGCTAACATCTGTATTCATGTTTCCACCACTAGTCCAACTTGATCCGTTGTAAGCATTAGTATTTCCAGGATATGAACCTGGATTAATAGTACCACCTGCATAGATAGAAGCAGTTTCTGTTCCTGTCATATTACCATCTTGTATTACTGCAGGTAAACTAGTTGTGTTAGTCCAAGATGAACCGTTATATTCTTCTGCTACAGCAGTATTACTGTTAGGGGGTACATTACCACCTGCAACAACCATAGCTGTTTGAGTTCCTGTTCCTCTTAAACCATACCTACCTGTGTTTAAATTTCCACCTGATGCCCATGCTGCACCAGTTATTGTATTAATTGATTTTGTAAATTCTTCTGTTAGAGAATAAGTAGTACCACTATTATTTTGACCACCGAAAGCTAAAGCAGAACCTGAAGAGTCTCCTGCCCCACCTAAACCATATCTTGCAGTTCCTAAAGTAGGAGAGTTAGTCCAAGTAGTACCATCATATGCTTCGGTATTAGTAACCATTGTTGTTGTAAAACCACCAAAAGCAAGTGATGAAGTTCGTAATCCAGCTATAGATGGTGCTCCACTTCTTCTAGCAGTGTTCATAGAATTAACTGTTGTCCAGCTAGAACCATCGTAATGTTCTGATGCAGCTGTGTTACCTGATCCAGGTCCCCCTCCTGCAATTAAACCTGCAGTTTGAGTCCCTGAAGAAAATCCTGTATTTCTAGCAGTATTTAAATTTCCACCATTTGTCCAATTAGTACCATCATATTCTTCTGTCTGATTATTGGGACCAGCTCCACCATAAATTAAACCTGCAGTTTGAGTTCCACAAGAACTTCCTAAAAATCTTCCTGTTGAGTTATTATTAACTTCTGACCAAGAACTACCATTATATTCTTCAACGTTTGTAACAACACCTGGAGGACCTTTTCCTGTTGCCGCTAAACCAGCTGTTTGAGTTCCTGCTGTATAAATACCATATCTTCCAGTTCCTAGAGCTCCTCCTGCTGACCATCCAGAACCGTTATATTCTTCTGTTTCTGTTACTATGCCTGTAGAATATCCACCAACAGCTAATGCTGCTGTTTGAGTTCCAACACCACCTTGAGTGTATCTAGCTTTTGCAGTTATTAAATTTGAACCACTCGACCATGCTTCGATGGCTACAGCAGATCTTAATGTTCCTGAATTTTCGTTATACCAAACCTGTCCCTCGTAACTCGAATTGAGCGTAGGGTCATTGGTAAATTCTTTTACACGTTTCCCGTATATGTCAGCGTAATCTGCCATTAGAATATCCTTATGGCAGTATTACATCAGCTGGTCTGTCGTTACCTGGTCTAGCTTTTTCTTCATCAGATAATGCATCCCAAGCAGTTTGAGCTGCAGTTATTTCTGCATCAATTAAAGCTTGTGCTTCTGATTTAGTTTTTTCAACACCGCCTTTTTCAGCTAACCACATTGCGCCAGAGACGTTGTTTCCAACCATCCAGACATCTGCGGGATAACCTCTAAGAAAGAATGCTCTTCTGTCTTCTGCAGTAAAGAATCCTTTTCCAGTGTTTGTTGCTACTCCATATATAAAGTGTGCCATAGTTTGTCCTCCTTAATTAAGTTTGTATATCATAGTTTAACTTTGAGTCAAAGTCTTAACGTTGATTGCTGATGATCCTTGTGAATATTCTTCAGTCGCAGTTGTACGAGCACTATAAGAAGTAGCACCCCCTGCAACAAAACCTGCTGCTGTTCCTATTGCTCCATCAGCTCCTGAATAAACTCTTCTTGTAGCTGTATTTGCATCAGTTCTCATAGTTGTGCCATCATATACTAAAGTTGTAAAACTAAATCCAGTTGTGCCAGGTGAGTTAGGAATTGGACTTTCTTGTCCTCCACTATATAAAAATGCTGTTTGAGTTCCAAAACCAGAACCAATAGCACTTTCTTTAGGAGCTGTTATTGCGCTTGTCCAAGCTGTGCCATTATATTCTTCTACTTTATCTGATCTTCCAGATGGGTTTCCCCCAGGTCCATCATAACCACCATATATAATTCCTGCAGTTTGAGTCCCTCCTGCTCCTCCACTTCTTGAGTGAAATGTGTTTGAAGCTCCACCTGTTGTCCAAGAAGATCCATTGTACTCTTTGTAATCTTTACTTTTTTGATTAGCCTCTGGACCTGGAGATCCACCTTGTGCACCTCCTCCAAAAAGAGATGCTGTTTGTGTTCCAAGAGACATCATACCTACCCCTGTTGTTGGGTAAGCAGTTACGTTAGTCCATGAAGAACCATCATACTCAAAAGCATTTGCTATATAACTAGCTCCCGCTGTTGTCCAAGGTGTCGGAAAAGAATATCCTGTTGCTCCTATCATTGCTGTCTGAGTTCCAGCTCCTGCAGAACCAGATACATTATTTGTAATGTTTCCTCCTCCAGTCCAAGCTGTTCCATTATATTCTTCTGTAGTTTTAACTTGAGGAATACCTTGTCCCATTGGTACATTATCTCCACCAAAAGTTAAACCACTTACACTTCCGCCAGTTGAAGACCCACCAACTCTTTTTCCTGCAGGCATATTTCCACCTGCTGCCCATGCTGATGGTGTAAAGACTGTGGCTGATTTTGTAAATTCTTCTGTTAAAGATGTTACTGGAGGAACTGATCCTCCAAAAGCTAAAGCTGCAGTATTATTTGCTCCCGCTCCAGCTAATATATTCCTACCTGTAGCTAAATTTGGACCTGTTGACCAATTAGTTCCGTCATACAATTCTGTTTGTTGTGTTCTTGGTCCAACACTACCACCGAAACCTAAAGCAGAAGTTTGAATACCAGCGCTACCTAATTGATACTGAGCAGTTCCCATATTATTACCAGCTGTCCAACTTGATCCATCGTATTCTTCTGTTGCATTGAGCGCAGTTCCAGAGAAACCTCCAAAAGCAAGACCAGCAGTCTGTATTCCGACTCCTGCTAATAAATATTTATTTGCACCTAAATTACCTCCAGCTGTCCAACTTGATCCATTGTATTCTTCTGTTGCATTTGTTAAAGTAGTTGTTCTACCACCAAACGCTAAACCTGCGGTTTGTGTTCCACATCCTGCTAATTCTTTTCTAGCTGTGCTTAAAGCACCTCCTGCTGTCCAAGATGTTCCCCCATATTCTTCTGTTAAACCAGAGGCAGTATTAGAAGGTGGTACACCTCCACCAATTGCTAAACCTGCAGTTTGTGTACCAGCGCCTGCTAGCTTGTATCTTGCTGTTCCTAAATCTCCACCAGATGTCCAACCATTTCCATCATACTCTTCTGTTGCTGATGACATTGCAGGTGTTTGTCCACCAAAAGCAAGTGCTGCTGTTTGAATACCTGCACCAGCTAAATTACTTCTAGCTGTAGCTAATGCTCCACCACTAACCCACGCTTCAGAAGACAATATACTTTTAAAAGTATCACTGCCTGTGTTGTACCAGATTTCTCCTTCACTAACCTCGGCTGTTGGGTCCGTTGCTACTGCTTTAATTGATCGTCCGTGTATGTTTCTATATGTTGTCATAATTAACTCGTTGTAAAATTTGTTACGTTAGCTGTTGATGTTTCTGGTTCAAATTCTGATGTTGCTGCTGTTAAAGGAAATCCACCAAAAACTAATGCTGCTGCTTGTGTTCCTGCTCCTGCGCTTTGAGATTTTCCTGCTGGTAAATTTACTATGGTTCTCCAACTTGTTCCATCATAATTTTCAGCGCCAGCACTTTGAGGACTTACAGGATGACCTGCATTACCTTGTGCAAGAAACGCTGCTGTTTGAATACCATTACCTGCAGCATTATTTCTATTTACATTTAAATTATTACCTGTTGTCCAAGATGTTCCATTGTATTCTTCTGTAGTAGATGGAAGATCACTAGGCGATCCTCCCATTGCTAACCCTGCTGTTTGTGTTCCTGCTCCACGCAAAGCTTGTTTTGCTACGTTTAAAGGATTTCCTGCTGTCCAACTAGAACCATCATATTCTAATGATTGATCACTATTTGGAGGTGCTCCGCCAAAACCTAAACCTGCAGTTTGAGTTCCACATCCACCCATGTTATTTCTACCTAATAATAAATTTCCACCATTTGTCCAAGATGAGCCATCGTATTCTTCTGTATTATTTACACTACCTGAACCTACAGAATAACCACCAAAACCTAACGCTGCTGTTTGTGTTCCAGCGCCAGCTATATAACCTCTTGCTAAATTTAGATTATTTTGTTCTGACCAAGATGTCCCATTATATTCTTCAGTTTCATTTTTGTTTCCTGGATTATAACCACCAAAACCTAATGCTGCTGTAGGTGATCCAGCTCCACCTAATGCTTTTCTTGATGTATTTAAATTTCCACCTGATGCCCATGCTGCTGCAGTTATTGTGTTTGTTGAAGTATTAAATTCTTCTGTATCTCCTGCAGATGTTCCTGGAGCTGTTCTAATACCAGACATATAAAGTCCAGCAGTGTTAGATCCTCCAGTGTAACCTCCTGATGCAGAATTTGATAAAGATGGTACACTTGCAAAACTAGTTCCATTATATGAATTACAAGTTGTAACTAAAGTTGGTGGAGAAGTTGCACCTCCTGCAAAAATAGCTGCTGTATTTGTTGCACCAAAACCTTGAGTTCCTCCAGTTGTTATTGGATAGTTTGTTCCTGCAGTCCAATTTGTTCCATCATACTCTTCAACATTTGCAACTCTTGTAGTTGTAACTCCCGAAACTGCTATTGCAGAAGTTTGAATACCTGCAGTTCCAAAACTATATCTTGCTGTGCTCATATTATTTACACTTGTCCAAGAAGAACCATCATATTCTTCGGTAGCATTAGAGGTTGTAGTTGTAAATCCACCATAAGCTAGTCCAGCTGTTTGAATACCTGCTCCACCACCACTGTAACGAGATGTGTTCATACTTGTAGGACTACCCCATGAAGAGCCATCATATTCAAATGAAGCGTTTACGAATGTAGATGGATTAGATAAACCCATAAAAGATAAAGCTGCTGTTTGTGTCCCTGCTCCTCTATTATCTGCGACTGCAGCGGGTAAAGCTCCACCAGTTGAAAAACCAGAGCCATTATATTCTTCAGTTAAACTAGAAAAAGGAGGAGGTGTATAACCACCAAACATTAAACCAGCTGTTTGAGGGCCTTGACCTGCAGCTCCTCCTGCTTGACGAGCTGTGATAGCAGAACCACCACTTGACCATGCTGAAACAACACCTAATCCTCTAAGAGTTCCAATGGTAGAGTTATACCACATTTGTCCTGTTTTAGGTTCACTTGGATCAGAAGTTAATTTTGTAATCTTCTGACCTACTATTTCTTTATAAGTAGCCATCAGTCTCCTTAATTATTCTTTAAGAGCCAGCCCTGGGTTCCGTCTACATATACTAAAGTGTTTGCTGCTCTTTCTGTTGAAACCGTTAAAGGATCTGTTGATCCTGCAATTTTTTCTGTTCCGTTTTGATCGATTGTTAATGCGTTCGTGTCAAATGTTCCTGCATAATCTATAAATGCTATTTCATCACCAATGCTTCCTGCAGGTAAATCCATTTCTATTGCACCACCTGTAGTATTAATAAAATAACCTTCACCAGCTACTGCTGTGAAAGTAGAAGTTTTAACTGCTTGCCATGAAGTACCACCTGAAACATCAGACCAAGCTAAAACACCTGAACCATTTGTTTGTAAAAATTGATCTGCATTCCCATCTGTTGCAGGGAAAGTTAAAGTTACATTAGATGCAACTGTAGAGGGAGCTTGTAAAGCTATGTAATGAGAATTGTCTGCATCACCTAATCTTAGATCACCTTGATCACCAATCTGTAAATTACTTCCATCCCATGCTAAATTTTCAGAACCACCAAATGATCCTGAGTTATTGAATTGAACTTCTGTGTTTGATCCACCTGGAGGTGAAGCTAAAGCTATTTCATAAACACCTGTGTTAGTTGCTACACCATCAAAATATACAAGCTTCCAACTTTTTTCAGTTGCTGACCATGTTACTGTTGCACCTGAACCCGAAGCTGCTTTTAATTGAACTGTGTTTGCACCTGATGTGCTGTTTTTAATAAGATAAAAGTTTTCTACACCTACTGGAAAAGTTACTATTTTATTTCCTGAAATTGTTTGTGGAGATTCTGCACCAAGAACAATTATTCTTGTTGCAACTGTAGCTCCTGTCGCACCATCTGCTTCTGTTAGTGCTGTAGTATTGGCTCCTGCTCCTGCTGCATTTAAAGTCTGTACTTTATAACCACCAGAGATTTGCTCTATGATATTTAAATTCGTATTTGTTTTTGTTCCCCAAGTACCAGCGTTTTCACCGGTAGCCATTAGCTCTATGCCAAGAGGTGTGTATGTTGAAGCCATTATTTAATCTCCTAATTGTTCTTATTTATATTGGTTATTTAGTTTTAAGTCAAACATAATTATGCAGGAGTTTTAGTTGCGTACCCTGTTGTATTCTTTGGCGTCTTAGTTGAGTA